CATACACATATAAAAAGAAAAGCATTTAAAGATGAAAATTGATTTTGATGTAGACATTGATATGGCAAACAGAGATGACTTTCTTAAGTTAGTTAATCACACACCTGCAAGTATTGAAAAAGACGGTAATTTTACTAAACATAATACTGGTGTGTATTTTCAGAATGCTCCAAAGTTTCCTCTACAAGGATACAGCACAATAGATCATAAACAAGCAGAAGATGAAGGTTGGTTTAAAGTAGATTTTTTAAATGCTAGTGTATACAACGATATTAAAGATGAAGCACATTTAAACAAGTTAGTAAATACAGAACCCATGTGGGAACTTCTACAACATAAAGAAGTTGTTGAGCAGTTGTTCCACATAAGTAACCATTGGGATATTGTTAAGCAACATACTCCTACTAATATAGAACAATTAGCAATGATATTGGCAATTATAAGGCCTGGTAAACGTCACTTGGTAGGAAAGAGTTGGAAGGAGATAGAGGATAATGTTTGGGTAAAACCAAATGATGGGACTTACTTCTTTAAGAAGAGTCATAGTTATGGTTATGCTCTAGCAATAATGGTACAACTTAATAGTATTTGTGAATAGTTAATCTGTCTTTTTAACTAATTGGATTCCACGTCTTTTTATACGTTTCTTTAATAAATTTTGTAATGTGGTTACAGGACCAAATAATATTTCAACATCTTTCATTATAAAAGTTTTTAAGCAAGGTTGAAACATTCTCATTTCTATATTTAAAAATACATCTATAGGTAGCATACGATTAGATTCCCACCACCATGTCTCTCCCATTTGTAAGAATATTCTTTTATCTTCTATTGTAGGTATCTTCTCAATATCGTAAAATGTTAAGATACTATTATCATGATTGACTACTATACCAACATATTCTTTACCTCCATACAATATGCCAGTAAGAAAGGGATATTTTTCTTTTGTTGAATCTATTAGATCTTTTTTCTCCACAATGTTATTTATGTAAGGTATTGATAAATAGTACAATAGAAAGAGTAAATTTATGAGCCAAGGAAATCAAAAAATGTATTTATATGATAATATTATTGATATAGTATTAGATTCCTATGGCGTATATGTGGATAACAGGCCTATGAATAACAGAAAATTAATAGCACATAAAGGAATGACTAACGAATTATTATTTAATATTACTGATAGAGATAGAAAGAAACAAAATGTATTTGGTAAGTCTTTTAGTGCAAACCTCGTAAACCCTACTTCTAAAAGAAGAGTTTTATCTAAATTATTAGAAGAAACTACTAAAGTAGGGCAAATAAAACTTAGTTTAAATGATGGTGATCTTGTAAATATAGACGCAGGATTATATACAATTTATATTGTAATGCAGAAAGAAGACGGCTCTGATGCTCCGGTATTTACAGATCAAAACAATGGACTTAAATTCCAAATTGAGATATCAGATCAGATAGGTAGAGAACCTGTAAAAACGCAAACAATAGAAACCTTCTTACAATCCGGTGAGGATATTTATACTTCAAGTGCAGTAAAGGGAAATGTTGATAGAAACTTTAATCACTCTTTACACAGTTTAGCAATCTATCCAAGTGGCTATTCAGGTACTATCACAATACAAGGCAGTTGTTTAGAAAATTCTCCTAACAGTGACGAAGCAAGTTTAGACTGGTTTGACATCTCAGATTTTTCTTTAACAACTTCTTCAGTATTAACACATAAAACTTTTAAAGTTAATGCTAATTGGATTAGAATAAAACATGTCCCTACAGCAGGTTCTATAAGTAAAGTACTAATTAGAAACTAGTTGACTTTTCAGCATATATCATGTATAATTAATGCATGGATATAGACTTCTTAGTTGAAAAGGTGCACCGCCTCCTTTTGGATAACTTGCCTATAAGGACAAGTAAAACTCCTAGTGGTTGGAATACAATGGATTGTCCAATGTGTACTGATAAAAGGAAACGTGGTGGTCTTATTACAACTGGTGCAAAAATATCCTATAATTGTTTTAACTGTGGGTTTACTACAGGTTGGGAACCTAATCCTACATTAGGTAAAAAATACAAAGACTTAGCAACAAAATTAGGTGCTGATCAAACAGATATACATGCTGTTACTGTTGACTTATTAAAATATGCAGAAGATTTAGAAACTGAAGACACTACCGATTATGTATATAATTTAGCGAAGTTTAAGAATGAAGATTTACCTGAAACTGCAATAGCAGTAGATGATTTGCCTGAGGAACATCCGGTAAGGCAGTACGCAATAGAAAGGGGACTTATTGGTCTATATCCATTGTTATATTTTGAGGAATCATTATATAAACAAAGATTGGTGGTTCCCTTTTCTTATAACGGAGAATTAGTTGGTTGGACTGCTAGGCATATAAATCCACCTAATAAAACAACACCTAAGTACTTACATAAAATGCAACCTGGATATGTTTTTAATATAGATAGGTTTGCAGATAGTAAAAGAGAAATTGTTATAGTGACAGAAGGTGTCTTTGATGCTATAATGATTGATGGAATAGCAATACAAGGTAATAGTGTTGGTCCTGAACAAGCACACCTAATAGAAAAATTGGGTAAAAGAATTATTGTTTGCCCTGACAGAGACGAAGCAGGTATAGATTTAATTATGCAGGCCGCTGAACTAGGGTGGGAAGTAAGTTTCCCACCTTGGCATGTGGATTGTAAAGACGCCGCAGATGCTGTACAACGTTATGGCAGAATGGCTACTGTTAGTAGTATTATAAGACATGCAACTAACAATGAACTGAAAATTAAAGTTAAGGCAAAAATGATATGAGAGAAAAGTTAGATCACTGGAAAAATGTATGTAAATTACATTGGAAAGAAATAGTTACTTTATCCATAGCATTACATTGGGCTGTAGATTTATTAATTTTAGGACCATTGTTTATTGCATTAGGTTGGTTTTTAGGTGTAAACTTTGGACATGGGCATTAAATGAAAGTTTATGTAAATGGTTGTAGTTTTAGTTATGGCAATACTGCTGATAATAAATTTGCATGGCCTGATCTTTTACCCTATGATGTAATTAATGAAAGTTGGATTGCTGGAAGTAATAAAAGAATATTTAGAAGAACTAAAAAGTATTTAGAAAATAATAATGTTGACTTGGTAGTTTTACAATTAACAGATCCATATAGAGATGAGTTTTACGATAGTATAAATGATTTGTGGTTAGGCCAACAGGGAGACTATTTACATTTTGATGATGAAAGTTATAAACGTAAAAATATAGATCAAAAATTAATAAGAGCAAGATGGGAAGGATTTAGAAAATTTAATTTATTAACAAGAACAGAAGAGCAAGTAAAGGCAGAAACATTTTACATGGTTAATAGCATGTTACAATATTTACATGCCAAAAATATTAAATATATTATTACAGGGATGAGTAATAGATGTTTACCAACAGAAGTAATAGAGCATTCCTTTAACATAGTAAAACCAATGAGTCATGTTGTAGATATAGAAAATACATATGACGATGGTCATCCAAATAAAGAAGGACATGAGCAATTTTCTAGATATATAATAAGTGAGATAGAGAAAAGATATGAGTGATTTAACAAACTATAATGAAGAAACACAAGAACTGTTTTTAAAGTTTTTAATAAGTGATCCTGATTTATTTGCAAGATGCCAAAACATAGTTAAGCCAGAGTATTTTAATTTAAAATATAGAAAGGCAGTAAACTTATTTATAAGTCATTCAACGGATTTTAATAGTATTCCAACACCAGAACAGGTAAGTGCGGCATCCGGAGTACAAATAGATATTATTCCAAATGTTACACCTGATCATCATGACTGGTTCCTAAAAGAGTTTGAAACATTTTGTAGACATAAGGCATTAGAAAAAGCAATTATAGAAAGTACTGACTTGTTAGAAAATCAAGACTATGGTACTGTGGAAAATAAAATTAAAGATGCAAGTCAAGTGGGACTAGTAAAAGATTTAGGTTTAGACTACTTTGAAAATCCTAAAGAAAGACTGCAATGGATAAAAGATCAATCTGGTGCAATCAGCACAGGCTGGAAGGGTATAGATCATAAACTATATGGTGGCATGAACAGAGGTGAGATGACAATCTTTGCTGGTGGTTCTGGTGCAGGTAAAAGTTTATTTTTACAAAACTTTGCAGTAAATTGGGCATTAGCAGGAATGAATACTGTTTATATTAGTTTGGAGCTCAGTGAGCAACTTATAAGTATGAGGTTAGACAGTATGGTATCTGGCTATGGTACAAAAGAAGTTATGAAGAATATGGATGATGTAGACTTAAAAGTCCGTATGAAATCCAAAGGTGCTGGAAGATTAAGAGTAAAACAAATGCCTAACGGTGTTACTGCAAATGACATAAGAGTATTCCTACGAGAATATGAAATACAATGTGGTGAGAAAGTTGATTGCTTACTGGTAGATTATTTAGATTTGATGATGCCTATTAGTGCAAAAGTTAGTGGCAGTGATTTGTTTATTAAAGACAAATATGTATCTGAAGAGTTGCGTAACTTAGCAGTTGAAAGAGACTTATTATTTGTAACTGCTTCGCAGTTGAATAGAGGTGCGGTGGAAGAAATAGAATTTGATCATCATCACATAGCAGGTGGTATTAGTAAAATACAAACAGCAGATAATGTTGTGGGTATTTTTACAAGTAATGCTATGCGAGAAAAAGGTAGATATCAAATACAGTTTATGAAAACAAGATCTAGTAGTGGTGTAGGTACTAAAGTAGACTTAAAATTCGATCCAGATACATTAAGAATCGTTGATTTAGAAGAAGGCGATGAAGATGCAATGACTGTAACAACTGGAAATTTAGTTGAGCAACTTAAAAGGGGCAACAGTATTAAAGCAGACGAACCTTCAGCACAGGATACTGTATCACAGGCGATGAACATGCGAGAGTTCCTAAAGAAGAACGACATATAAATGATAAATAGCATTATACATATTTTTTGGAGATGATGTGAAGAAAACTCGCAGTATATTAGAAGAACTAAATCAAATTTCAGTTGACCGTGATAGAAATCATGTTGTTTCTAATAGAGGTGAACACGTCATTGCCAGTGCTATAAGTTTATTAGAGCAAATAGATCGCTATTATGATCCAGCAACAGCAAAAGATTTAACAAATAGACTAGTAAACAGCATTAAAGGTCGAGATGGCAAAAAATTCTCCAGGGGTATTACAAAGGTAATTAAGGAATCCCAAAGAGAAAAAGATGCTAATTAAACAAATACTTTCAGAAGACATAAGCGGACTAGATTGGGAACTTGAAATGAGTAAAATTCCTAATGGGTTTGTGGTTGATGTAGGTCAACAAGATTATACATGGGATAGAATTCAGAAAAACTGGTACGCAATTGATAAGAAAAATAATTCTAAAAAATATTTGAAACCTGAAATTGCTAAAGACTTAAAAGGAAATATTCTTAAGGGAAAAAATGGTAAACCTATTAAAACAATATATGGTAGTACCTGGAGAGCAGTCACACAGGCCGCTATCGGTAAGATAGATGGTGCCGGCGATGCTGGACCCGATACAGGAGATGCTATAGATCCTAAACCTATTGCTGATAAAAAAGAAGTAGAATTAGGGGGTTCAAAATTTATATTTCAGGATTCTACAAAAACATGGTTTAATACGAAAACTGGTAAACCTGTAGATAGACAGTCAGAAGCTCATGAAATTTTAATGGGTACTCAAGGATTTAAAAGTGACGGAATAACTAAATTAGATCCTCCTGCAACAACAAAAATTATGAACTATATACAGAAAAAGTTTAATCTTCCGGACGACTTCTTCCCCGCTAACCTAGGTGTTTCAAGTAAAGATAAAGCAAGAAATACTGGTGGTGTAATTGGTGGTGCCGCAGGAGAATTAATAGGGAAGTATGCACGAAGTCCTGCAACAAAATTAATAACTAAGATGTTTCCTTTTAGTGGTTCTGCTGGGAATGAAGACGAGTTAATTAAACAGATTCAAAGCAGTAATACTGAAAAGGGTAAAAATGATGGACCAACAGGCCAAAGCGGTACTTCTGACAAAGAGCAAGAAGAACTTTTTAATGTTGATGATACTGATAATCAAACAGAACTTGACAACAATTTTAATAATTCTAAAAACAAAAATCCTGATATTGAACCAGGAGCACAAGTTAAACACGACTCATATCCAAATAAAAAATTTAAATGGGAAAAAAGAGCAAACGGCCAATTGAATTGGAGAGATGTTGACTCAGGAAAAATACATACAGTATTTCCAAATGTATATAAATCTATAATAGATAATTTAACATCAGAAGATCTAGAACAATTAAATAAAGGAGAAAATATTAGTATTAATAATAAACCTTTAACACCCGGACAATTATTTCATGCTAGACTTTATGCTGTTTATCATCAAAAGAACACATAGTCATGAAGTTTCTAGATATTTCTAAACCTTTAATCACAGGTATTTTATTAGAAGCAGAAAATAAAAACACTCACTTAGAGCATTTAGAAGATCATATATTTAATAAAGGATTTGAGGGTGCCAAAGAGGCAGTTGCTTATCTTTACAGTTTACATGAAATGCTTGAAGGTAATTCAGATAGTCCGGTTAGTATGACTACAAAATGGGACGGAGCACCAGCAATCATATGTGGTAAAGATCCTGAAACAGGTAAATTTTTTGTAGGTACTAAAGGTGTATTTGCACAAAAGCCTAAAATTAATTTTACAGATAAAGACATAGAAGAGAATCATCCAGCAGAAGGATTACAAGACAAACTTAAACTTGCATTAAAATATTTAAAAGGATTAAATTGGAATACAGTAGCACAAGGCGATATGTTGTTTTCCAAGAGCGATTTACAAACAGTAACAATAGATGATGATGTTTGTATAGTATTTAAACCTAATACTATCGTGTATGCTATACCTACAGATAACGATTTAGCAAAAGAAATATCTAGTGCAGAAATTGGTATAGTATGGCATACAGAGTATGTAGGAGGGCCTACATTAGCCGATACCACTGCTAAATTTGGTTTTGATAGTAATGTACTAGGTGACAGTAATAACGTTTGGCATAGAGATGCTTTAATAAAAGATTTAAGTGGTACAGTTACATTAACAAAACAAGAAAGCACTTTAATAATGAAATCTATTAGTGAAGCCGATAATTATTTAAAAACTATTAAACCTGAAACTTTCAAATGGTTAGAAAGTGGTAACGACATAATAGGTAAAGATTTCTTACAACAATTAAAGGCTCATGTAAATAATAATATTAGAGCAGGCGCATTTGACGAGCCCACTAAATTTGCACAAGGGTTTATACAAAAGTATATTGGATTTATGGATAAGAAAATTGAGAAGTATAAAACAGATGCTAAAAAAGAAGAAACAGATGCAAAAAAAGTAGAAGGTGTTAAATTT